CAAAGAAAAAGTAATTAAAGAGGCAGACCCAGAGGCTGCTTGGGACTCTAAACCTATTAAAAAGAAACTACCTAATGGTAACGAGGTAGAGCTATTTACTATTGGCGCTATGGCAAACGCTTTGGGGCGCCCAGTTATCACTATCCGAACTTGGATAAAAGAGGGCTACTTACCAGCCTCACCCTATAGACTTCCCGCTAAGAAGAACAAAAACGGGGAAGACCATCAAGGCCGTAGACTTTACTCTAGGGCTATGGTGGAGAAGACAGTTTCGTTGTTTCATTCGGCTGGACTTCTACATACCAAACGTGTAGAATGGTCTGTACACCGACAGCTCAGCAATGAGATTGCCGAGGCTTGGAATCAAATCCGAGCAGACGAAACTAAATAAACTAAACAAACTAAAATAAAAGGATGATAAACCTATGGCAGTAAACAGCCCAGACAGCTACGTCGTTGAACACGACGAGTTCTCAAACGCAGCAATCACAGAACGACCAGCACAGGCAACAAGCAATAACATTTTGTCTGGTTGGGAAGCAGCAGATAAAGCATCTGCTCCAGTAGGCGGATACCCAGTTGAGTTTAAGTTCAACGACGGGGAGTTCCAAGTAATTAAGTTCCTTGACCAAGATGGCCCGTTCGCTATCTACAAGCAACATTTCCTATCACAAATCACTAGCGGTAAGCGTTCATTTATTTCGCTTGGTGCTAACGACCCGTTGTGCGTAAAGCTTGGAAGCAAGCCTGAAGATAAGAAGGCATTTACAATTGCTAACTTAAGCGCACCTGGCGGCCCACAGCGTCAAATGCTTATTGCAAGTCCACGTTTATATAAGTCCCTGCATGCTGCACACTTCTCACCTGCTGGTCCTTTGACAAAGAACTACTGGGCGATTAGTCGTACAGGAAAGATGCAGTCAACTGTGTACCACATTAACCCTGTTAAGCCACGTGACCTCGCTGAGGACTGGGGCATTACAGATGACGAAGCAATTGAAAAAGCAATTGCTGAGATGGTGCCGTTTGATCGTTCCATCATTAAAGAACCAACATGGGAAGAACTAGAAGCAGTCGCTGCTTCACTTATCTAAACAACTAGGTTGCCGAAGGGCTAAGGTCTACATCCCCCTGGCTTTAGCCTTTCGGCTCTATAAGGGACATAACTTGAATATTATTACAACAAAAGAGCAACTAAAAGAGATGGTTGATTACTATCTTACACAAGACTCATTTGCGTTTGACGTAGAAACCGTTGGAGATAACCGCGGTACTCCTGCTGTAAACGAGGTCTTGTGGATTAGTTTTGCTACGCACGGCAGAGGCGATGTAATTCCTATGGGCCATCCACACGGAGAGTTCGTTTCTGAATCGTTTCCTTTGACAGGTCAAGGCGAGAAGCGAGTTGCTGCTGGACTGCCTTCACGAGAGTTAGACTATTCGCGTGATAAGAAGAAGGCCATCAAGGTTTTTGATAGTGCCCCAGTGCAGTTGTTTCCAGCAGAGGTATTTAAAGCCCTTAAGCCGATATTGTTTAACGATAGTAAATTAACTATAGGTCACAACCTAGTGTTTGACCTTAGTTCAGTTGCTAAATATTACGGAGGTAGTATCCCTACTGGACCTTATTTTGACACTTTAATGGCGTCTTTCCTTTACGATAACAAAAACAAAGGAAGACTTGGGCTTGACGACTGTTTGCAAAGAGAGCTTGGCTACAGCATGGAGAAGGGCATAGGTCATCAGGTAGAGCTTTATTCTTTTAGTGACGTTGCTAAGTATTCTTATTTAGACGCAAAGTACACGTTTTTACTATGGAAGACGCTTGTTCCAAAGCTAACGGCCGCTGATGTGGACAACGTTATGAAGCTGGAGATGGATGTGCTTCGTGTTCTATGCGATATGAAACTAACAGGCGCGCCTATTGATATGAAGCAGTTACAGATTTTGTACGACAAGCTAATCATTGAAATTGAAGAGGTTAAATCTAATATCTATCGTATTGCTGGTCAGCCTTTTAATATTAATTCTAATAATGAAAAGCAATACATATTGTACGGACCAAGATCAGAAGGCTGTAGAGGCTTACGCCCCCAATTACTAACTGGTAAAGGCTCTAAGAAAGAAGAAGCTGAGCTTGATTACAAAGACTATTCTGTATCGGCTGAGGCTCTTGAGCCTTACCGCGAGAAAGATGAGTTAGTAAACGCGCTTCTTACTTACGCAGATTTAAATAAACTTTTAAGTACATATGTAATTCCTTATCTAGGGGGAGAGGTCACAAAGACCGTTGGCGGTAAATCAAAGGTTGAAGTGCGTGACTCTATGCTTGTGAACGGTCGCATCTACGGAGACTTTGTTCAATGGGGTGCCGAAACTGGTCGGTTCTCTAGTCGCAACCCTAACCTTCAAAATGTACCAGCTCCTCACACTGTGCACGGACGTTCAATTCGTAACTTGTTTACAGCCACAGAGGGCTACAAGTTAGTGGTTGCTGACTATTCACAGATTGAGCCACGCGTAATTGCTGCTATGTCTGAGGACCCTATTATGATGAAGAACTACTTAGACGGCGGTGACATATACACAACTGTAGGTAACACTATGGGAGTAGACCGTAAAGCAGGTAAAGTTCTTGTACTTGCTATGGCTTACGGTGTAGGTCCAGACAAGATTGCAAGGTCTATTGGATGTTCAGTTACTGAGGCTAAAAAGCTTCTCACAGACTTTTCTGACAAGTTTTCTTCTGTATCAAAGTACCGCGCTAAGGTTATTGGCCTGTCCAGGAACAAAGGCTACATAACAACTATTATGGGGCGCAGACGATACTTGCCAGACCTTAATTCTAAACAGATTGGGTTTAGGTCTAGCGCAGAGCGTCAGGCTTTTAACACCCGTATTCAAGGCACGGCTGCAGATATTATTAAACTTGCCATGGTTCGCGCTCACCAAATGATTCCAGAAGGTGCTAAGTTAATACTTACAGTTCACGATGAGTTAGTAACTTTAACTCCAGACGCTCTTGTAGATGAGACCGTAAAGGCCATCCGCGAGGCTATGGAGGGTATTAAACTGTTGCCAATACCTTTGGTAGCTGACATTACAATAGTTGACAAGTGGGGAGACGCAAAATGACATTTGACGGAGTAACGTACGACGAGCAGTTGGACGGTGTTCGCTTGCATACTCAGATGAACAAGATATTTGAGATTATGAGCGACGAGGGGTGGCACACTCTTCGTGGTTTATCAGAAGCTACAGACACCCCAGAGGCGTCTGTTTCTGCTCATATACGAAGCTTTCGCAAACAACGGTTTGGTGGGTACATTGTTGATAGACGACGCACTAACAACTACTTTGAATATCGTCTTAATTTAAAGCCAGAAGACAAGGAATAAAGATGGCGTGGTTTAGACGCAGGAAGCCTGCAGAGTACGAAATCATTTCTAATGAAATTCCTATGTCTACGATTCTTCGGTGGTACTTATACGACACTGGATTAGACGACGCTAATAAACTTGCTGAATTTGTTGGATTAAACAAAGTAAGCGAAGAAGGCAATATAAAGGAGCAAGAAGATAGCGACCTACGCATCGGTAGAATTATGGAGCTTATGCCTTATATAGATGCTGTGTCAGACATTAGTGCGGCTACTATGGCAGCGCTGCATCAGTCAAGGGGTGAAGGTGATAACCTTACAGATGAAGAAAGAGAATCTACTAAGATTATTTATAAAGCAGTTAGTATGTCTACTTTAATAGGCGCGTTGTCTATTGGTATCAACATTGGCGTATTAGACTCTGGTGCGCTAAGCTCAGGGAGAATAGATATGGATATAGACTATGAGTAATGCAGATTGGTTTGCTAAAAAACTAGGCGTTCAACCGCCACTACAACAACAGCCTCAGGCCGGTCCACAGCCTACATATGTTCCCCGTGCTCAAGAGTCAACACCTGACGTTGGTCAACCTTCTTATCCTTCTGCTACTCCAGCAGTACCTAGAGGTGACCGTTGCCCTGGATGTGGTAGCGGTAACTACGGCGGAGCAACTCCAGAGGCGCGTAAGCGTTGTTACGACTGCGGGTACCCACTTCAACAAAGCGGTTCAGGTATGGGCAAAGGTATAACAGGCGGACAGGCTTCAGGTCCTGCACAGGCTTCAAAGCAAGTAGCAACAGGCGGATTTAACCCACAGACAATCATTGGACACATTTAATGAAAATTAACGGCGAGTTAGCAAAAGTATTTAGTGCAATTAATAAGAAGATGGGCGCAGACACTATCGTGTTGGGCTCTGATATTAGAGACGATGTTATGGGCTACCTAACTACAGGCTCTATTTCTTTAGACGTAGCTTTAGGAGGCGGTTGGCCTATTAATCAATGGCACGAGGTCATTGGTGAGGAGAGTCAAGGTAAGACAGCTATTGCGTTAAAGACAATTGCGGCAAACCAAAAGCTTAACCCAGAGTTTACGACTGTGTGGGTTGCAGCAGAGCAATGGGTCCCAAAGTATGCAGAGATGTGTGGGGTTGATACGTCACGTGTATACGTAGTATCTACAAACCTTATGGAAGAGGCGTACGAAGCAGTAATTAAAGTTGCAGAAAGCAAAGCAATTGACTGCATTGTCGTTGACTCACTTCCTGCGTTAGTGCCTAGCGCAGAAGACGATAAAGAGATGGACGAGCACACTGTAGGCCGTGGCGCCCTTCTTACTAATAAATTTTTTCGTAAAGTAGGTTTAGCGTCTAAGCGCAGCCTTACAGAGTTTGAACGACCTTTTATTGGAATTATTATTAATCAATGGCGAGATAAGGTTGGCGTTATGTACGGCGACCCCCGCACTACCCCTGGTGGTAAAGGAAAGAACTACAGTTACTTTACCCGTGTAGACGTCCGTAGAGACGAGTGGATTGAGGCCGGGTCTGGTGAAGATAAGCGCCGTGTTGGTCAAATAATTAAGGCTAGAGTATTAAAGAATAAGTCAGCCCCACCATCACGTGTGGCTTCTTTTGACTTTTATTTTGCTGAAGGTGGGGAAGTACCTCCTGGAGAGCTTGACTTTGGTAAAGAACTAATTGCTATTGGTAAGTTAAACAAGGTTATTACCCGCGCTGGGGCCTATTACCGATACGGGGAGCGACAATGGCAGGGTGCAGATGCTATGCTTGCCTCCATTCGGGAAGAGATTGATTTGAAAGAGGCCCTTGAACGGGACGTTCTTGACTCCATTAAAGCGGGGTCTAAGTTCGCTTATGAAGAGTAAGGGCCAACGAGAATCTAAGAAGCATGAGGATCGACTTGCAAAGAAGGTCGGCGGACAGCGTAGTGCTGGAAGCGGAGCCTTTTGGAGTCGCAAAGGTGATGTGCGTTCACAGGACATGCTCATAGAGCATAAGTGGACAGGCAAAGCCTCCTTTACCGTCAAAGCGACGGTTCTGGAAAAGATTGTTGAAGAAGCAATTCTTGACAGTAGGATGCCAGTCCTCGGCTTTAGTTTAAATAACGAGAACTACGTTATGTTAACTGAAGATGATTTTCTAGAACTACGCTCTACTCTTCAGGAGCATACTTGTACGAATCAGACCTCGGTCATAATGAAGGATGGCGACACCGCGCCAAGTGTAGAGGGATGGATACCGAACTCTGGTACCCACCAAGAGATAAAAACAAATACCAAACCATAGCTCAAGTATCTAAAGCCGTCTGTTACGGTAAAGACGGTTTGCCTGAGTGCCCAGTGCGTAAAGAGTGTTTACTGTACGCCGACAAGATGGAAGAACAACACGGTATATGGGGTGGCATGAGTCACCGCGAAAGAAACTCATTAAAGCGCAAAGCTGCAAAGGCAGGCATGTCGTTTGAAGATTGGGTAGAAACTAAAAAAACGTGATAGGTTGTGCAAATGAAATACAAACCAAGCGGAACACTAAAGAGGTTTATAGACGTGGCTAAAAAAGATACAAGAGTGCTTGGTTCAGTAGAACGATTTTTATTATCTAAGCCTAGAGATGAGTCACGTAGAACAGACGTTCTACACCCATCTGAAATGGCTAGCGGCAACTGGTGTTATAGAGCGTCCTACTTTCAATTACTAGGGCAGGCTCCACAGGCTAACCGCAAGATGAGTATGCGGTTGTTATCTGTGTTTGAAGAAGGCCACGCTATCCATGCTAAATGGCAACGCTGGTTTCAACAGATGAACGTCCTGTACGGCAAGTGGTATTGCACTGAGTGTGAAGAGATGTTCTGGGGCGGTTCTGACTGTCACGACGGCCCGCTAGAGTACCGAGAAGTGCCTTTGTTTTATGAGCCACTACGTATCTCAGGGCACTCAGATGGTTGGATTGTAGGTCTAGGTGACCCGCTAATGCTAGAGATTAAATCAGTAGGTGTTGGAACCCTTAGGTGGGAAGCTCCAGAGTTGTTAATGGATAACGATAATGACATGGATAAGGCATGGAAAGCTTTAAAAGCCCCATTCCAAAAGCACATAACCCAGGTTCAAATCTATATGAAGTTAGCAGAGCTACTTGGGTATGAGAACGTTCCACAGGAAGCTGTTCTCATATACGAATGCAAAAGCAATCAAGAGGCTAAAGAGTTTGTAGTACACAAGAGCGATTTTGGAATCACTGAACTATTTGATGCTGCCGAGATGATTTGTAACGCAGTTAGGGATAGGATTCCACCAGCATGTAACCTATCGTCAACTGAATGCTCTAACTGTAAGGGGTACACAAATGATTAATATTGTTGCTACTGGCGTAAGCGATGAAGTTATGAAGATCCTTG